GATGAGATGAACACTGTTATGGATGAGATTAAAAATGCTTCACTCGGGCTTGAGGGTTATACAAAGGTGAGCAATGCAATCATGACAAATAACGTGACGATCGCTTCAATTCAAAAGCAGATTAAAGCACTTGAAACTGAATCCGCCAAGAGTAAGAACGCCGACATTGCTTCTGCAGAAACTGCACTTTCCGACCTTACTTTATTTTCACAAGATTTAAATGACCGCCGTGCTGGTTATTATGAGGAAGGCACGTACAATCAGGCTATTGCAGAAATGCTGAAGGATACTGGCATCAAAACCAAGATTATTCGTCAGTATCTTCCCATCATGAATAAGCTGATCAATAACTATCTACAAGTTCTTGACTTTTTCGTTTCTTTTAATCTTAACGAATCTTTTGAGGAAACCATTAAATCTCGCCATCGGGATTCATTCACCTATTCGTCATTCTCTGAAGGTGAAAAATCCAGAATTGACCTAGCCCTTCTATTCACGTGGAGACAGATTGCTAGAATGAAGAATTCTACGTCAACCAATCTCTTGGTGTTGGATGAAACTTTTGATTCTTCTCTTGATGCTGATGGTGTTGAGAATCTAATTAAAATTCTGGGTACGCTTGAAAGCGACACCAACGTCTTCATCATTAGCCATAAGCATGATGCGTTGGATGGAAAATTCAAGGCAAAGCTCGAGTTCTACAAAGAAAAGAACTTCAGTTACTGCAGGTAAGAATTTTCTAAGTTGTTGATGGTCAAGGGTCGCGCAAAATCGCGCTAGATTCTGTGAGTTTAGCTATTTACTTTTGCCTACGGACAGTCTAGTATATCTGCAGAATGAAGAACGAATCACAAAGCCAATCAATGCTGGCACGACTCCTGTCAAAGGAGAACATCTCGGTGCAGCATGGCAACTACTCAACCGCCTTTTTTGACGTCAAGGAACGTATCCTCGGACTTCCAATCTGGAAAGATAAAGGCAAGGACGTGTACGATCTTCTCGTTGGTCACGAAGTTGGCCATGCTCTTTATACCCCTTCGAATGGCCTAGATGGCAAGCTGCCATGCGCTAAGTCCTATCTCAACATTGTGGAAGACGTCCGCATTGAGCGTATGATTCAATCCACGTATCCGGGTCTTGTTGGTTCTTTCCGTCGTGGTTATGGCGTACTCAATGCTGAAGATTTCTTTGGCACCAAGGGTAAAGACACCTCGAAGCTTGGAATTGGCGACCGCGTCAATCTTCATGCTAAGTTGGGTCGGTTGGCCAATATCCAATTTGCTTCAGAAGAGCAAGAAATTCTTAGTCAGGTGATGAGCGTGGTTACGTGGGAAGATACTGTGGCTGCTGCAGTTGCCCTAGAGAAATTTGCTAAAGCTCAAGCTGAAAAGCAGGAAGATGGGCAAGTTCAAATTCCTGAAGAATCTCAAGAAGGCGAAGGCGAAAATTCTGTGATGGATCCTACTGGTGACACTGAAGTCACTAATGAGCCCACCAATCAAAAGTCCGAGGCTAAGTCTTCAAAGAAATCTGAAGATAAAAGCTCCGAGCAGACCGATTCGAAGTCGGACAGAAAGTCCGATGCCAATAAAAAGAATTCCGAGGACGGTGAATCGCGTAAGGAAAATGAGGCTAAGATGGACTCGAAAGAATCCGACCTCACGACTTCTGCAAAGTCCACCGATAAACCTACCTCAACTGCACCTGAAATTCAGACGGAGCGTAATTTTGAGCAAAATGCAAAAAGCCTTCTGGATACTTCTGTTGGCGTAAAGCGTACCTGCTACATGATTGAACCTTCCAAGGATCAGTATGCTAAAATGCGAATTGGTTACAAAGAGATTTTTAAGTCGCGCGATGCGTCTATTGCATACCGTACCATAAAGATCAACTATCCTTCGCTGGATCAAGATTTTACTGAATTTATGGGATCCACAAAGAAATTCGTGTCTGTTCTTCAAAAAGAATTTGACATGCGTAAAGCCGCCTATCAGTATAGCCGATCCACCGTGTCTGATACCGGAATTTTAAATGTCAACAAGTTGCATAACTATCGCTACTCTGATGACATTTTCCTCAGTGTTAGCCAATTGGCCAATGCCAAGAATCACGGAATGATGATGTTTGTGGATTATTCTTCCTCGATGAATACCGTCCTCCCCTACGTGTTAAAGCACATCATTAACCTTAGTCTTTTCTGCAAATCTAGTGGAATTCCTTTTGAAGTCTATGGCTTCACTGCAAATGCGGCTGCACGTCCAGATGTTACCACTCCACATGGAGAGCGTGTCTATGGCCGTGACAATGAACTTATTACCGATGAGGTCGTCATTCTTCAACTCGTGAGTTCCACGATGTCTAAGTCCGATTTTAATCGGGCTCTTAAGGACCTTTTCATTCAGTCTAATGTCTATGCCAAAGCTGGTTGTCACGGCGCAAAGGGCAGAGTTGAGGAACTAGGTAGTACGCCTTTAAATGAGACTCTTATTGCTGCACATCATCTCGTAAAATCCTTCAAGGATCAGCACAAGGTACAGAAAATGACCGCGATCGTCCTCACGGACGGTGAAGGTCAAAATATCCAGTGTCGCACAAACAAAGATCGGCATCTTGCCAACGTGGCCAACGGAAACTATGCGTCCTACAAAGACGTAGTTAAGTTTAACTTGAATGGTCGTACCGTCAATTCCAGCATGAATAGCCATGAATTTACTGCTGAACTCGTCAAAAATCTAAAGATTACGACGCAGAGCAACGTGATTGGATTCTTCATTCCTTCCAGCAAATCCAGTGCGGGTCGTCATGCCGTTACCGCAATGACGAGTACCTCTAAGGAGGTTGCGTATAATGTCGCCCATGAAACGTGGCGCAAGAATTATTCTTCTATCTACTCCAAAGAGAAGTCCATCTGCATCAGCGGCGCTTGGAACTACGATGAGTACTTCATCGTGGCTTCTGGTTCTGACCTTGACACGGATGAGGATGAACTCGTGATTGATTCTGACATGACCCGTTCGAAAATGGCCCGCGCATTTTCTCAATTCTCCAAGTCAAAACAAGTAAATCGCGTGTTTGTTTCTAAGTTTGCCAAGAGTATTGCTTGACCCTATTGATTACCAAACACTTAGGTAATTCTTAGTGATTTACTTTCTAGGTGAATTTAGTATGATTGTACCATAATGAAAACAGCATCAGTAACTATCATTGAATCTCTCAAGGTTCAATTTCCAGACAAAGTTCAATTTCGCCGGAAGACGATTGACGAAATCGGTACTCAACTTGGGTTTGCCCCCAAGGAGTATTCGGACCTTCTCAAAGACAGCTTCAAGATTCGAAAGGGTCTTTACGACTACTCTCTCCCGATGGGCGTCACGCGCCCGGAAGATCCGGTTCACGTTGCAGATGAATCTGCTCTGACCTCGTTCAAACTTTCTGCTCCCGTAACGTCCATCCTGAACACGGACACGTACGTTCCACACGCGGATGACACTTACATTCGCTGGGGCGAGTATGCTGATATTGCAATGGTCATCAAGTCCCGTGCTTTTTATCCAATCTTCATTTCCGGATTGTCGGGTAATGGCAAGACGATGATGGTCGAACAAGCCTGCGCTCAGTCAGAGCGCGAGTACATCCGCGTCCAGATTTCACCAGAAACTGATGAGGACGATTTGATCGGTGGTTTTCGTCTTGTAAATGGCGAGACGGTGTTTGCCAAAGGTCCCGTGGTGAAAGCCATGGAGCGTGGTGCCATTCTTCTTGTGGACGAAATTGACCGTTCCACCAACAAAATCATGTGTCTTCAAGGTGTGCTGGAAGGCAAACCGATCATGATCAAAAAGACGGGTGAAGTCATCCGTCCTGCTTCTGGTTTCAATGTGATTGCTACTGCGAATACCAAAGGCAAAGGTTCTGAGGATGGCAGGTTTGTTTCTGCAACGGTAATCGACGAGGCTTTCCTCGAGCGTTTTGTTTGCACGATCGAACAGTCATATCCTCCATTGGCTACTGAACGCAAGATTGTGCTCAAGCACATGGAAAAGTTCAAGAAAGTTGATGAGCAATTTGCTGAGTATCTCGTCACGTGGGCTGAAGTCATCCGCAAAACGTTTGCTGATGGTGGCGTTGATGAACTCATTTCCACTCGTCGTCTTTGCCATATCGCTCACACCTTTGCAATATTCGGCGATCGTCTGAAGTCCATCGACATGTGTATTGCTCGCTTTGATCAGGACACTAAGATTGCGTTCTCGGATCTTTACTCCAAGATTGATCCTACAATCATTCCAAAGGAAGTTCCAGCTGAACCTGCTGTGGCTGCACCTGCTGAACCTGCAGAAACCGCATTCTAAAAAATAAACTGCCAGCATGCATTTTGTTATTTACAACATGCATGACTGGTGTATGATTCTACTATGCTGAGATTAGTCCAATCAGCATAGTCAACTCAATGGACTATTGAATAAGTTAAGAATAATATGAATAGCACAAAATCCACAAGTCAGAAAGCTCGCCTCTTTAATTTCCTCGCCAAGGGCAAGGAAGTTACAACTGCTGAAGTCTCTAAGCGTCTCAGCATCGCGAACCCATCTGCCGTTATCGCCGAGCTCCGCAATGAAGGCGCTCGTATCTACACGAACAAACGCACCAACAGCCAAGGTCAAACGGTCTTCAAGTATCGCCTCGATACCGCCCGTCCAGTTGCTGACGGCCCACATCAAGGCCGTTCGTTGACCCGCGCTGGTTGCCGCTAAGAACAACTAAGTTGGGTATTTCCCAGCTGTTTTCATCATGACACCAGAACCGTCGCCAACGGAAGGTAGAAAGTTTGATTCTGATAAACCAGAATATGGACTGATCCCTCCGCATACTCTTGAAGAGTTGGCGACGGTTCTGACTGTCGGTGCAAAAAAATATGCCCGTGAGAATTGGAGACATGTGCCAGAAGCCGAACGTCGGTATTTTGATGCGCTCCAACGTCATCTTTGGGCCTGGAAACGCGGTGAGCGTTTCGATCTTGAAACTGGAAGACATCACCTTGGACATGCTGCGGCATGCCTCTTTTTCCTCTGCGAACATGATATGGGTAAAGCCAATCCCGACCTATGAAACTATCTGAAGACACTATCAATTTACTGAAGAACTTTTCCGCCATTAATCCGAACATGGTCTTTAAACCTGGCAATACCATTAGCACAATTTCTGAGGCCAAGAACATTCTTGCTTCCGCGCAGATTGCTGAGCAAATTGAGAAAGAATTTGGCATCTATGAACTCAATGAGTTCCTTGCCGCTATCTCTTTGATCGAAGATCCTGAGGTGAATTTTACAGAAGATTCTGTGATCATTAAGAATAATGAAAGCTCCATTAAGTATTTCTATTCGAGTCCTTCGGTTCTGACTGCGCCAACCAAGGCAGTCACTATGCCCAGGGCTGATGTTGTGCTTAATCTCACGGCAGACGTGATCAATAAGATCAAGAAGGCTTCTGCAGTATTTGGCCATTCAACCTTGGCCATTGAAGGTAAAAAAGGTAAAGTTTCTATCACAATTTTGGATCAAAAGAATCCAACAGCGAATAAATACACCATCACGTTGAATGAGAGTAATGCTTGTGAAGAGGTATTCTCATTCGTCATGGTCATCGGCAATCTTAAAATGTTGCCTGGTGATTATACCGTGTCAATCAGCTCAAAACTAATCAGTCATTTTAAGAACACCAATCTCCCAGTGGAGTATTGGATTGCTCTTGAAAAAACTTCGACGTTCGCCTAAGAAGTCGATAACATAGGAACAACATATATGGATACTACAAAAACAGATCAACCGTCAGAACAAAAACCCGCAGTACAGCCGCTTGGCGTAAATGACCTTGCAGCAGTAGTTCAATTAATCGACATCGTCTCCCGTCGTGGAGCCTTTGAAGGTTCAGAACTTACCGCTGTTGGAACACTTCGTTCTAAGTTTGCTGACTTCGTACAGGCTAGCACTCCGAAGCCCGCTGCAGCAGAAACTGCACCCGAGGCTGACAAGTCTAACACTGTAGAATTCCCAGCTCAGCCTGAGAAAGTCTAATAGGTTTAATTCCGTACGGACTTTTGGTGGGGCAGTCATAAAAGAACCCACCACTTTTTATTATGAGCCTCATTCCTTCAACTCCAGAAGATCGTAAAGCTATCCGCATTGCCCTTGACCAAATCTCAGAGGCTATGTCAGAGATTCAAACTCAGCGTGTTCAGATTAATGAAACGCTCAAGGCTCTTGAAGATAAGTTCAAGGTTGCTCCAAAAACTTTCCGTAAGGTTGCTGCATTATACCATAAGCAAACTGTTGCTCAGTTCGAAAACGAAACCTCTGAGATTAAAGAGTTGTACGAAAGCATAACTTCAGTTTAAAATGAAGGCATGCAAAACCAAGAAGAATTCCTCTGGACGGAAAAATACCGTCCAGCCAAGCTCAGTGAATGCATCCTCCCGGAACACCTCCTCAAAACGTTCCAGGGTATCGTCTCGTCGGGTGAAATGCAAAACCTCCTACTGTGTGGCACGGCCGGTCTCGGTAAGACTACAGTTGCAAAAGCTCTTTGCAATGAACTCGGGCTCGATGCTATTGTCATTAACGGATCAGAAGATTCCGGCATTGATGTCCTTCGTGGTCGAATTAGACAATTTGCAAGTTCCATCTCGCTCGAAGGTTCGGACAAGCCGAAAGTAGTCATCCTTGATGAGGCTGACTACCTCAACCCACAATCCACGCAACCTGCGCTGCGCGGATTCATTGAAGAGTTTTCTTCTAATTGCCGGTTTATCTTGACGTGCAATTTCAAGAACCGTATTATTGAACCCCTCCATTCGAGATGTTCTGTAATCGAATTCAATACATCTAAAAAGCAATTGGCGGGTCTTGCTGGTGCTTTTATGAAGCGTATGGAAGGTATCCTCCTCAAGGAAGGTGTCAAGCATGAACCAAAGGTTCTAGCTGAACTTATTATTAAGTTCGCCCCTGACTGGCGCAGGGTCATTGGCGAATGCCAGCGTTATTCCGTATCTGGTCAAATTGACACTGGAATTCTTGCAAATCTTGGCGATGCAAATATTGCCAGTTTAGTTGCCGCCTTAAAAGCAAAAGACTTTAAGACCATGCGTGGATGGGTGGTCAATAACCTCGATCTAGAACCTGCAGCAATCTTTCGCAAGATCTATGACAACATGATCGAATATGCTCAACCTCAGAGTGTTCCTCAGGTTGTGTTAATTCTTGCGGACTATCAGTACAAGGATGCATTTGTGGCTGACCACGAACTGAATCTTGTTGCATGCATGACCGAACTAATGGCTTCGGTTGAATGGAAATGAACTTCTTCGACTACTTAAATTCCATCAATGATACCAAGAAGGACATCATGGTGGATGATGTTTCCGAGAAGCAATATGTCCCGTTTATGGTGAATCGTGGCCTATCTTACTTCTCTGATACCGTCTTGTTCGCTAATGAAATGAACCGTTATCACCATCTGGATAAGCGACTCCAGTTCGACTTTTTGATAAATAGCATACGTAAGAAGAAGCGCTTTAGTAAATGGGCTAAACCCCAGGAACAAGAAGCGATAATGATTGTCAAAGCATATTATGACTTTAGTAATGAAAAGGCTAGATCTGCTGCGGCTCTCATGACTTCTGAACAGATAGAAGTACTACGAACTAAAATTTATCAAGGTGGACGCTCAGCCAAATCAAAGCAATGATGTAGTTCCTGGAATCGCCGCAATCGACGAAACTCCGGTAGCCTGGACACCTGCTATGATGCTTGAAGTTACGCTGAATGAGCCCGATGATTTTTTAAAAGTTCGTGAGACCCTCACCAGAATTGGTGTTGCTTCTCGTAAGTCTTCTAATAAGCTTTACCAGTCTTGCCATATTCTGCACAAACAAGGTCGTTATTTCATCGTGCATTTTAAGGAGCTATTTCTCCTTGATGGTAAGCCTTCAAATTTAAATGTAAATGACGTTCAACGTAGAAACACCATTTCTACACTGCTATCGGATTGGGGTTTAGTTTCCATATCTAACACGGATCAAGCAAAAGATAAAGCACCTTTACGACAGATTAAGATTATCCCACATCGCGAAAAGGCCAATTGGGAATTATTGCCGAAATATAATATCGGCAATACGAAGTAATATAAATAGCTTTGATGGCACTTACGCCATCAACCGGTAATGCCCTTCTGGGGTTATCGGAGATTACATAACCTTGCATAACTGGAGGTAAAATAACATGTCAGGAAATACATACACGTTCCCGCGGTCAGCCTTTGTAGGCTTTGACCATCTCTTCAACGAGCTCAACAGAGTCTCCCTAAGAGAGGATACATACCCACCACATAATATCGTTTTCATTGATGACGATAATTTCTTGGTGGAAATCGCCGTTGCAGGATTCTCCAAGGAGAACCTCGATATTCAGCTAAAGGATTCTGTCCTTACTGTTAGCGGTGAGATGGAAGACGATCGAGTCTACAACCATAAGGGCATTTCGACCCGTAAGTTCACGAGAACTTTCACGTTGTCGGAATACGTTCAGGTAACTGGTGCAGACCTTAAGAATGGAATCCTTTCGATTCCGCTCGCCAAGGTCGTTCCAGAATCAGAACGCCCCAAGAAGATTGAGATTGGCTCAACTTTCATCCAGGACTAATTAACTCTTAGTTAGTCTTACAAGAGTGGTGACTTTCACGTTACCACTCTTTTTTATTTACAAATCCCGATTATGTGATAGGATGGTAATGTGAAATTCTATACCAATGTGAGCAGATGGGGTTCGCATATCCTTTATCGAGGCTATGATAGTGGTAAGCGCGTAACCGAACGTGTGAAGTTCAAGCCCACCATGTATCTCCCTTCGAAGCATGAGAAAACCATCTGGACTGCGCTGGATGGCACTCCGGTTGAGCCCATGAAGTTTGATTCGATGAAAGATGCCAAAGAATTCATGGCTCCTTATGAGAACATTGAATCTTTCAAGATCTATGGAAACACGCGTTATGTTGCCCAATTTATTCAAGAGCGTTTTCCTGATGAAATCCACTTTGATCGAAATGTCATTAATGTGTCCACCCTCGACATTGAGGTAATGTCGAATGATGGCTTTCCAAAGCCCGAAGATGCGCTGCACGAAATTATTACCATCACGGTTAAAAATAGCATCGATGACGTCTATTATGTATGGGGCACGAAACCATATGACGCTGACAGAAAGCTAATTCATTCTCAGGTTGAATATCGTCAATTTGTCGATGAGCGTTCAATGATGCTGGATTTTGTAACATGGTTTGCCATGCCAAAAAACAATCCTGACATTATCACGGGGTGGAATAGTCGTGGCTTCGATATCCCGTACATCGTGAATCGAATTATTGGAATATGTGGTCAGGAGACCGTGAATCTTCTTTCTCCCTTTGGCAAAGTAGAACCCAAAGAAACCGTAATCAAAGGTCGTCCGATGAAGATCTACGAGATTACCGGCATCGCTCAGCTGGACTACATGGATCTGTTTAAAAAGTTTACGACTCACACG